GCGGCAAGTGCCACAAAACACCAATTGAACCCGAAAATAACGACCGATGAAAAAAATTATACCTTTCCTTATTTGCGCAGCCTTAATGGGCTGCGGCACACAGTCACGAAAAGAAGCAATTGCCGATAGCCTGGCACAAATTAAAGAACAAAAGAACGACAGTATTGCAGCATTGCAGAAGGCTAAGGAAGATAGTTTGGCCTCACTGCCGCCGTTGCCGAATGATGTTGAGGCGCAATCAACTGCTGAAAATGTAATTAAGGCGCAGGCGATTGACCCGGACGATGTGGAATTTATAAACGGTAATTCAAAAATGCTACCCTTGAAGGACAGCAGCTGGGTATTTACAGGCTATGTAAAAATACCTAATCAGTACAATATGTTGGTCACAATGGCCTACAATGTGGGCATCAAGTGGAAGGGCGGCGACTGGAAAAGCGATAGCAGCTGGACTGTAAAATTTTGTCACATAACCAACCCGGAATAATGGAAGATCAACAGCTAACAACCTTGTTTAAAAGCCAATTTGAAGAATACTTTAAGGGGTTTTTCGATAGTGTTAAATTTATAGAAAACACACATCCTGAAATTGGCAAAGCGATTGCAATAATTGCTATTAGAGCGCCTAATACATTTGACTGGGGATATAACGCCGATTTCTTAAGGCAGGAAATAAAAGACGGTTCCTATTTTCATTTCCTTGAAAACATTAAGGGTGAAGTTATCAGATCGGAAGAATTTATTTTGCTGGAGCATCAAAAAGACAGCGGCTTCACGATTCGCTAAGCACCACAAACTTATTTAAAATATCCTGCGGCAAATCTTTCAGGTTGGTTTGATCTACCGTATGGAAAAATAAAAACCCTTTTGTTTCGCCAAAAATAAACGTCCCGTCCGCATCGGTGTAATGCACCTTAAAGGGTTTCCCTGCAAAAAAATTATAGTCTGCCTGGTCGGCGATGCAAAGCAGTACACGGCCCTGCAATTGCTCAATGGGCACGGGTGTGCCCGTGTCCTGTTCGTTTATGGTTAGCATGGTTTACGTGGTTGGTGGTATAATTTGAAAATCGGGCGTGGCCACGGTTGCCGCCGGTACATTCATGGCCGTCCAGTCGGTTAAACCGAATTTGTAATGCAATACCCTTACCCTTAAGCCGTCGTGCCGGGGTTCGGTGCGCATGCTGGCACGGCTCAATGGCTTAAAATACCGGCCGTCTGTCCACCACTGCAACGCTTTGTTTACCCGGTGTTCGATGTTAAAATAGTTGATAGCGTTGGCCTTTTGGGTGTCGGTAAAATAGTGCGTGGCCTGCGTAAACGGGTCGACCCCGATACGTACCTGCAAAACGATGTCGCCTTCTTGTACACCTTCGCTGGCATCGGTATAGTCGGCGGCTACAAAGTCGAACAAAGCGCAGGGAATGGCCACCATCGGGCGTTCCTTCGCGTCCTTGTATTCCAGCTGCCCGGTGTCGAGGTCGACAAACTTTAATTCGGGAACTTCGGCCACTATCCTGTTTTGAATGGCTAAAAAAACGTTGGCTAAAACTGCGTCCTGTACGTCCATGCTTTAAAAGGTTAAAATATTACTAATGTCTTTTTCTAAATACTTCATTATCGCGCCATTTAGTACCGGGCTTTCCTGCCCCGGCAGCGGCGTGAACTGGCGCTGTACCATGGTTATGGTGTGCGCCTTAAAGGTCAATCCCTGCCCTGGTACCGTGCCTTTATCAAAGGCGCCCATGCCGCCGAAGTATTTGCTTTTAGGGCCGGTGGTGTGCCTGTTCCTTACAAATGTTTCCGACCGTGCGGCCCTGCTGATGATACCGCCCCGGTTATGGATGTCGGCATAAATAATGTTGTTATAAAAATATACTTCGCCGTTGCCCCGGTTCAGGTAGTTAAATCCCCGCCGCAGGTCGCCTTTGCGTACTAAAATCTGCGTACCCTGCTTATTGGCTTTCCAGGGCTTAAACGTTGCGCCCTGCCAGCCCTGCATCCTGAAATTGTCGTCCACAAACCGCAGCGTTTCGCGCACCGTCATAGTAACCGCATCGGTCAGGAAGTACCTGTTTAGCGTTGCAAGCCTCGCGCCGGTTAATTTGCCGAATTGGTTTGCGTTCATTATAGCACGCTATTTATTCAAGGGTTTATCAAATATTTCGCTATCCGACCGGGTGCCGTCCGCAATTCCGTTTTGAAGCTTGGCCCTCCAAATAACTTCTTTAATAAACTTGAAAGGTTTTGTTATTGCGCTCAAAAGCTTTTTCATTGTTTTTTATTTATATTTGTATATCGAAAGCCGTTAGGGTTCGGTGGCGGCCAAAAAGCCGTTCCATCGGTTTGCCTTAACGGCTTTTGTATTTCAGTATGCCTTTGCGCATATTTTGCAAAGCCTTGTAGTTGATTTTACCGCCTTTTGTCACCTCGTAAATAGTAACAGCGCGTACGGTTTTATCCGCTTCCACAATTAAGGCCATCGGGCTGCCGTCGAAATATTTCAGGTAGATATTGTTGATGTTGCCCTTTATGCGGTTGCTCCATACCTCGTCGGGGTTTTGCAGCAGCGCTTCCACCTCTTTTATGAATTGAAAACGGTCGTCGTTATTTTGTTCTAAAACGTGATTGCGGAAATCGTTATCAAAGGTTACCGACAGGTTATCTACCGATTTTATTTCAAAGCTGCCGCGCTGGCTGCCAGCCATATCTTCCCACCAGGCGTTTGCCACAGCTTTGTCCTTAAGCGGCTTGTAGCCCGGCAGGTCGTCAATGCCATTGTAAATCTTTTCGCCCGATCGTAGCCCATAGTTTTTAACCGCGTCCAGTTCGTGTAATTTGTTTACCCCTATCTTTTGGATATATGGGTGATCGTCGGCATAAACCAGCTGCTGTTCGGCAAAGTTGCGTTTAAAGTACGGCGGGATATTGGCCGCTTTTATGCGGTCGTTGATCACATCGTCGGGCCACGCCACCGCGTCGCCAGCTGCGGGTATGGTATTGCATTTACAGCCAAAGTGATTAGGAATGTAAATGAACCAGCGCGGGTCGTCGGCAGCCATCACCAAGCCATCCAAACCGCCGCAGATAGGGCAAACATTCTCGCCGCCGGTCGTGCGATACTCCAGCAGTTCAAAAGCCTGCAAGCCGGGCCATTTCTCCGCACCCTGGGCTATCGCAATGGTGCTGCCGCGTTCAATCTTTAAATGCGTGATATTATCAACCTGGTTAATTTGCTGCACCTTGTTGATAAAAGCCGATTCGCTTAAAACATTACCGTCCGCATCGGTTAAAAAATTACGGTATTGCTCCAGCATGTACAGCGACCGGGCCGAACTGAAGGCGTAAATATTCTGATCCAAATAGGCCTTTAAAGTATTGCGGTAATCGGACGCGCCGAAGGTGTTACCACCTAAGCCCTTTGCTACGCCGCTTTGCAGCTGTTCAGACACATATTTATAATAATCAGGGTCGATGTTGCCCTGTTCCAACGTACCGTCGTAAATACGCTTTAAAAAGCCGTTTAAAAGGCTTTCAGCATCGCTTTCGCCATCGTCGCCCGGCTCGGCCAGCTTGATAATTTCATGCTCATGGTCGTGGCCACAATCGCCGTAAAGTTCCTGCAACTTAATGCGCCCCGCTATCTGCGGGGCTACCCGAAAAAATGGCGGTAGGTGTTAAGCAGCATTTTCATTTCCTCCGGCTCCATGTTATCCAGGTCGACAGGCGGGGCGCTCAACTTAGCGGGCTTTTTGCCTTTTGGCTTTGCCGGGTCGACCGGCTTTTTACCTTTCGCAGGCTCCGTAGGTGCGGGGGTATTTGCATTTTGCGGCTTAAGCGGGTCGCTGTTCAAATCCACTAAAGCGGCGTTTGCGGCCTCTTCAAGGGCTTTTTTACGTGCATCGTAGTCGGTTGGCTTCGGGATTTCGTAGGTTTCATAAAAATAGTCGTCGCTCACCGGCAATTTAATATCAGTAACCAGCGAAATATCCATTTCCAGCTTATCCTTTTTGCTGATGTTCTCCGCGCCTTCATCCATTATCACAAACTTGCCGCCGTTGGTTTTGATGCCCAGTGCTTCCATAATTTCGATAAAGCGGGTATTCAGCCCACGGCGGGTAAAGTTGATGTCGGACAGGTTGATGTCATCCTCCACAGCCGCATGGGTTTGGCTTTGCGCGTAGCCGCTGCTGTCACTGCTTTCGGTGGTTTCGGTTTGGCCCAAAATAACCTTGCTTATTTCCTTGTTTAAAGCCTCAATGAACGTGTTTTGAATGCCGCCATTAGGATTGGCCTTGTTTTCAATAAAGTTTATTTTACTGCCAGCCGGGCGCACTATTTTGGTACTGTTACCCATGTTGGCTATGGCCTGTTCCAAAAGTACGGCCTGGTTCTGATCTACGCCGTCCCACTCCGCATCTACCAATGGCTGCCCGAACACTTCCACAAAGTTAGCCCAGTCGCCCATGCCACCGCGTTTGTAAATGCAGTACTGCGCTGCCGACAGGAATAACCCCAAATCATTGGTTTTGCCGATCTCCATAACCGTTTGCGCAAATATGCCCTCTCGGATGTTGATGCCACTGTCGCCGGTTTGCTCATAGGCTACCATGCCAGTTTCAGGGCGCATGTGCTTTTTAGGGATGATGTAGGTTGACAGCTTGCCGTTTTGGTAATCCATTTCGAGCATACTATACCCTTCAAGCCTCGACTTTACAAAGCTGACCAGCACATCTTCAAAAGCGGTGCTGTCGATAAGGTCGTTTATCGCGTCGATGGCTTTGCCGTCCTTGTCAACAAACTGCCACTTAGCATTTGTTACGCCCATGATGCGCTTGTTAGCCACAGAGGCCAAATGCGCGTCGAGCCAAATATCATCGTATAGGTCGTACAGCCATACCCTGCGTGGTATAATGCTTTCGGCTGAACGTGTAGCGTTGCGCCAGTCGGTAATATCGGCGGTCTGCCGGTATGGCGGCCTGATAACCAGCTTTTGCATGATGATCTGTGGCGTTTCACCACCAGGCAACTTTTCCACGTTGCTATACAAAGGGTTGTTACCGGGGATGTCGGCGTTAAATGAGCCGGGCCTTTTTAAAGCCTCTTCGTTTACAGCGTCGTTCATATTTAATAGTTGTTACTGCGTTTGGTGTTGCTGGTTAAATGGAAAAAGTTGCCTATTTCGGG